AGTTAAGAAGGACGCAGAGCGTACAGTAGAAGGTTGCAGGCACAAGTACGAGTATCAATGTGCTGAGTGTTCAGAGTGGCATACCAACAAAGAGATACAGGTAGACCACATCATTCCGGCAGGCAAACTAAGCAGCTATAAAGACATTGCAGGCTTCTCAGAGAGGTTGTTCTGTGAAGCAGACGGTATGCAGGTTTTGTGCGTAGAGTGTCACCAGAAGAAAACTAACGCAGAACGTGCAGCGAGGAAGAAGACATGAGACATTTTGTCATACCAGACACGCAGGTTAAACCAGACTCTAACGTAGAGCATCTGACGTGGGCAGGTAAGTATGCAGTCGCTATGAAGCCTGAAGTTATCATCCATTTAGGTGACCACTGGGACTTTCCTAGTCTGTCTAGCTATGACAAAGGTAAGAAGTCTTTTGAAGGCAGGCGTTATCAAGCAGACGTAGAGTCAGGCAAGGTTGCTATGCAGGCTTTCTTAGCTCCTATCAAGGAAGAACAAGCACGGCAACGCGCTAACAAGCACAAGGTGTGGAAACCTAAGCTAGTGTTCTTACTTGGCAACCACGAGAACAGGATCACTAGAGCAGTAGAAGATAGTCCTGAGCTTGAGGGTTTGATGTCGTTTGTTGACCTTGGTCTAGAGAAGATGGGTTGGGAAGTTGTGCCGTTCTTAGAAGTTAAGATGATTAATGGCATAGCCTACTCACACTACTTCACCTCTGGCGTTATGGGTCGCCCTGTGTCGTCTGCTAAGCTAATGCTGACTAAGAAGATGGTTAGCTGTGTTATGGGTCACGTACAAGACAGAGACATCGCCTACGCACGTAGAGCTGACGGTGTGTCAGTCACTGGTCTGTTCGCAGGCATCTTCTACCAAGAAGACCAAAGCTATCTCACACCGCAGACTAATCAGTCTTGGCGTGGGCTTTGGATATTCAACGAAGTAAACAACGGTAGCTTTGACGAGCTGCCAATTAGTATGTCCTACCTTAGAAAGAAGTACGGAGAGTCTACGAATGAGTAAAACATTCACAGAGATAAAAGAGCAGCTGTCTCTCTTAGATGAGATAACTGTACTTGAGACGTTAGAGATTAACTCTACGGAGCTTGTAGAACGCTTCGAGGATAAGGTAGAGGACAAACTAGATCAAATAATCGAAGACTTAGGAGAAAATGACGATGAGTTTTCTTGACAATTCACCTGCTGAAGAGTGGGACGCAATAAGTAAGAAACGTAGAGCGCACGCTAGACGTGTTAGTGAGCAAATCAACGCTGAGCAGAGAGCCTCAGAGCCTACAAAGGATGCTATCAACCCTAGCCACTACAAAGGCAACGGTATTGAGTGCATTGAGTACATTAAAGAGCGGCTTAGTAAAGAAGCCTTTATAGGTTATCTTAACGGCAACCTAATCAAGTATACGCATCGTTGGCAAGACAAGAACGGTATAGAAGACCTACGCAAAGCACGTTGGTATTTAGACAAGTTGATAGAGGAGAAGTGCAATGTCTAGAATGGACGAGTTACTACAGCTGTGTACCAAGTGGAGCAGCGAACGTGGAATCTTTAGGAACGGTATTGTAGCAACACAGGCTCTGAAGCTAGTTAGTGAGGTAGGAGAACTTGCTGACAACGTAGCAAAGCATAGAGATATAGCAGACGATATTGGAGACTGCTTGGTGGTGTTGAACAACTTAGCAATGATGAACGAACTAACACTAGAAGAATGTTTAGAAGTCGCTTACGAAGACATTAAAGATCGTAAAGGCTATCTCAACGGCGCAGGTGTATTTATTAAAGACTCAGATAGAGGACAAGCAGCATGAGACCTATATACGAGAACAGCACCACACTAGCGGCAGAAGACAGGTTGGCCTCTAAGTTATCAGATCAATGGTCTTGTAAAACAACAAAGCTAGGTCGTAAGTACAAGGTGGACTACGCCCTGTCTCGTGGCGGTGTAATCTACGCTTGGGCTGAGCTAAAGAAAAGGAATATGCCTAGTAACAGATATTCTGAATATATGCTGTCGCTAGACAAGTATCTAACGGCTCAGACATTGGCGCAGCAGACGGACACAAAATGTCTGTTAGTTGTGGAGTTTTCTGATTGTGTTCTTTATGCTGACTTAGCTACTGTTAAGTTTAGACTAGGCATGGGAGGCAGGAAAGATAGGGGAGACCCTGAAGACTACGAACCGTGTTGTTGGATGCCGTTAGACCAATTTAAAGAAATCAATTTCACAGATATTACAGCAGAGATGGAAGCATTATGAGCGATTTTAGAAACAGTTTTGGTGAGTCAATCTTCCGCAACAAGTACGCCTTGAACGAGACACAGACGTGGGCTGAGAAAGTAGACGACCTTATGCACGATGTCTGTACAGGCATACTAAGCCCTGAAGACTCAGAGTATCTAGGTAGTGCTATGAAGCAGTTTAAGTTCATGGCAGGTGGTCGTTACATCTACTATGCAGGTAGACAGGCTAGCTTCTACAACAACTGCTATCTGTTAAAAGGTGAAGAGGACACTAGAGAAGAATGGGGAAAGCTAACACAACGAGCAAGCGACTGTTTGATGAGCGGCGGCGGCATTGGCATAGACTACAGCGTCTTTCGTCCGAGCGGGTCACCACTGGGCAGGACAGGCGGGGAAGCGTCAGGCCCACTGCCACTAATGAACTCTATAAACGAAATAGGCAGAAACGTGATGCAGGGCGGTAGTAGACGTAGTGCTATCTATGCCTCACTGAACTGGCAACACGGAGACGCACAAGCGTTCTTGTCTGCTAAAGATTGGCACGCACTACCTATCGCTGAAGGCGTTACAGTGTTTGATGCTAAGCAGAACAACTTTAACTTCCCTGCGCCGCTAGACATGACTAACATCAGTCTTAACTACGATGACAAGTTCTTAGATGCTGTCAACAACGGCTTCTTGCCTGAGACGTTTGTACAGAATTGCCGTCAAGCACTAATGACAGGAGAGCCGGGATTTTCCTTTAACTTCGGAGATAAAGAGAATGAAACACTCAGGAACGCTTGTACCGAAGTCACTAGTGAGGATGATTCAGATGTGTGTAATCTTGGAAGTATTAATATTGGCGCAATTGATGACATCGAGGAGTTTAGAGCAATCGTTCGAGTCGCCTCGATGTTCCTTGTCGCAGGCACGCTCACAGCAGACCTTCCAACTAAGAAAGTGTATGCTGTTAGACAGAAGAACAGAAGGCTCGGTCTTGGTTTAATGGGTATGCACGAGTTTCTGCTAAAGCGTGGCAGTGACTACGAAGTAACAGAAGAGCTGCACAGGTGGCTAGAGGTATTTAGAGATGAATCGGAAAGAGCTGCTAATCTTCTTTGTGACACCCGTGGCATCAGTCGCCCTGTTGCGTATCGTGCAATCGCTCCTACAGGTACTATAGGGATACTCGCAGGCACTACAACAGGCATAGAGCCTCTGTACGCTGTTGCTTACAAGCGCCGCTACTTAGTTGGTGGTGACAAGTGGAAGTATGAGTACGTTGTAGACGCTACAGCAGAGGACTTGATTAGGACACACGGCTTAGACCCTGACAGCATACAGACGTCATCGTCTATGGTTAATGACTTTGAGCGTAGGCTGAAGTTCCAAGCTGACGTACAAGACTATGTTGATATGTCTATCTCGTCTACTATCAACCTACCGCCGTGGGGCAGTGAAGGCAACAACGAAGACCGTGTGATGGAGTTTGCTACAATACTGGCTAAGTATGCACCACGTCTGCGAGGCTTTACCTGCTACCCTGATGGCTCTCGTGGTGGTCAGCCGCTAACGATGTGTAGCTACAAAGAGGCTATGAAGCACAAGGGTGTGGTGTTTGAGGAGAACAGCGAGACTGTGTGTGCCTCTGGTGTCTGTGGCGTATAACTAAGTAAGGAAAAGCCCTATAGAGCATCCCAATCTCTATAGGGCTTTTTTGTGTACGTCCGCAGGACGATCCTAAGGTAGCACAGAGGATTAGTTACTTCTTTTTCTTCTTCTTCTTCTTAGGTGTCGCCGTCCTGTTAGGTGTAGCAGGCTTGCTTTTATTTGAGTAAGAATAGTTCATAACAACCTCTTTTATGTTTACAAGTTAATAAATCCATGTTATTCTTTTGATGTCTCCACCGCCGGTGAAGTCCCTATTGAGGCAACTGCTGTTGTTGCTCTTCTTCTTCTGTGCCAAGGTTCTTTAAAGTAACACCCATCCAAGCATTAATAGCTCTTTGTGACTTTAAAGGCACTCTAGGGTTCTTGCCTCCAATTAGCTTAACATCTAACAAAGCCTTAAAAAGCTCTTCGTTATTTATAGCGTCTGTTAGCATTTGCTGAGCAGGGTTGTCAATACCTGCTTGTGCTAACTTCTTAAAGTTCTCCGAAAAGATAGCAGAGCCTTGTAAAGTATTTGTTACTTGTCTGCCTGCAGAAGCTCCTGTTACTCTTGCTAGAAACATCCAAAGACCGCCTATGCCGTTAGTAGTAATAGAGTCAAGCGTTTCTTTGTTTCGCGCGGTGTCTAAAAGTTTTCCTGTTCTTACTGCACGCTCTAGCCTAGCTTTGTCGGACTTGTCAAACAACTGATTAATCATTATCTGCGTTTTTCTTTTGTTAAACAAATCAGAAAGTGACTCTCCGTTTATTGCTTTATTACTAGAAGAGCTGTCTAGCATCCACGTAGTAAAGGCAGAACGAAGTCCTTGTTTAGCCTCTCCTGTGACATCTCTGTCAACCATGCGTATAAGCTGCTGCATATCTTTACCTGTGGTATTGCTGCTATAAACTTTCTTAAAAGCGTCTTCTGCTCCTTGCTCAATAAATACAATAGCCTTGTTTACATTCCTGTTTAAAAACTTAGACTTACGAGGAGCTTTTAGTTTTGCTGCATTGCCTGTGGCTATTGCTTCCTTAACTTCGTTTCTTAGAAAAGGCATTCTTGACATCAAGTCTTGATTAGCGTTTATAAAGCTGTTGGCCCTCGATGCGTTAAAGTCCTCTCCTGAAAAGAATCTATGTTTTATAAAGTCTTCCATAGAGGCTTGTACTTCTGGGTTTTCACCAACAGCAGACAATATAGAGTCGTAAGAAGACAGGTTCTTAGACGTTCCTAAAGTCTCTGACAAAGCTCTTTCAGGGTCTATTCGTGACGCTCCTGTTCCTGTCTTTCCTAGTATTCTTCCAACAGGGCCTTGTGTAAACCTTTGGTTTAACTCCCTAGAAAAAGAAACGGCCAAGGCGACAGGATTGTCTCCTTCTGTGTTCATGTAGATACGAGACAAATCTTCTGTAATAGAGTCAGCCAATTCTTCTGCTATCATTGCTTTTTGTCTATTAGGAGTTTCTCCTGATCTGGCTGCTCTAGCCTCTGTACGTAAAGCGCTTTGTACCCCACGAAGCTCTTTCACGTTTGTTTGACCAAGTGTTGTTTTAGAGCCGTCTTTATTTTTCCTAACACGACCAATATACTTTTTAGACTTTGGGTTTAGAAATTGTGCAGCTGATGGCATATTTGTGCTTGTTGCTTCTGACAACCGCGCTATCCAGTTTTCTCTTGCCGATTTAGAAACAGCAACATCTACTTTAACGGCAGGATCGACAGCTTCAAACAAAGCGTCTTCAAGACCGCGAGCTTCTCTGTACGCTTTTTCAATCTCGTCTCTTACAGAAAGTTCTATTGCTTCTTTGTACTCTTTTGGCCTAAGAACGTCAGTAGATTTTTTAACAGCTTCTTCTGCTTTTGCTCTGGCAATGTTTAAACGAGCTTCAACAAGAGCGCTGTAGTGGTCTATTTGATGCTCATAAAACTTGCTAATGTCTTCTGTTGAACTGCCTCCGAAGTTAAGGTCGTTTCTTATTGCCGCATCTGTCTGCTCTAACATATCGGCGTATTGTTGCGACAGTGTTCCATCTTTTGAGGCTTTTATAATAGTGTTTTCTAGTTCAATTAGTCCTTCCTGTCCTGTTCTCTGAGCTGTGGTTAAGGCTGCTCCGGGGCTTAGGTCTTCTCCTCTTTTTAAAGCTGCTAGCGCTTCTTTAGGGTCTGTTAACTGCTGCATTCTTGCCGCTGCCCTTGAAGTAGTCCCTTCTAGACTAAAGAAGTCTTTGGCTTTGTTTATAATAATACCTGTTGGCGTGAATTTTTTAAACACCGTAGGAGCTAGACTAGCGGCAGAACCTGCAGCAACTTCGCCAATAAACTGAGCCGCAGGTAGGTTAGGATAGGCTTCAGCTAACTTAAAACCTCCCAAACCTGCAACACCCCCAAGTAAGCCTTCAGTTGTTGTTGTCGCTATAGGTTTAGCAGTAAACAACTCACCATACTTGTTCATAGTGTTTTGTATTGCTGATCGCACACGTCCTGCTCCGTCAATAGCAGGCACACGCTTAGCAATAAGTCCTAAAGCGACGCTAGCGATTGCCGACTCAGCAGCGCCTCTACCTACAGCTCCTCCAGACGTGTCTGGGACTTCTTTTTGAGCAGATAGCTCTTTTAACTGTTTAGCTTTTTCATAGTCATCTAGTTCAGGGTTATCTCGTATAACTTGTCTACGCATCTCTACATCACCAGAGAACATAGAAGTTGGTATAGCTGTTAAGCCTGCTGTCATATCGGAAAAAAAGTCACCCTTTTCAGCGCTGCTTTGCTCTAGTCTTTCTGCTTGCCTTAAAAGTCTAGCGTTTTTTGCAGCCTCAAAAGCTGCTAAATCTTGTTCAGGAGTACTCATTCTATTGCCCCATCACGTCTATTATAGCAGCGCGCGTAGCCGCCGGTAGTTTCATAAAATCTTCTTTAGAAGTGTTATCGACAAACCTATCTATTTCTTCGTTAGACATAACAGCAACATCATCTACGCTTTGTATTATAGGGGCTTGCTTTTCCAGAGGGAACATAATACCTCTAAAAGCCTTTAACTCAGATATTGTAGCTTTGTCAGCCAACCTTTTTACAGCATCTGTTGTAGGGTCGTTAACGCTCTTTACAAGTTTATCTATCTCTCTTTCTGTAAACTTGTCTAAATTGTCTATTTTTACCGCCATTGACTCAGGAGACTCGCCGAGCTTAGGATTTATTCCGTAGGTTGCTCGTATCCTTTCTTGTTCTTGGACAGAATAGCGACCATCATTGACTGAAAATGCTTTAATTAATAGATTGTCAGCTCCGTTCAGTACGTTCCTTGCAGCTGTTCTTTCCTCATCTAAAGCAGAAGGCAAAAAGTTACTTGTCCACCTTGCAATACCTTCTTTAAACATATTGACAATGCCTGTTCCTTTTATAGAGGCTTCTGCCAAACTCATACCTTCAGGAACATCATAAGGATTTAAGTCTTCTACAGTAGCTAGCGGATCGTCAGGTCTTATTCTTTTAACTGCTGTTGCGCGTATTTCAGGGTCAGGACTAGCAGCTAATACATCGTCAATTTGGAAGAGACTGCCGTCCTCTTGTAGTTGTATTCTTAAGCTACCGTCTACCAACTTAGCAGCTGTGTCTTTTAGCTCTTGACCTGTCAGACCTAGCCTTTCTAGTTCAACTATTCTAGAAGCTATTTCATCATCTCGCTGTCTAGTAGTAGCCGCGCCTGCCTCATTTAGATCATCAGCAGCTTTTCTACGTTCTTCTTCTAGTTTTAATACATACTCACGAGCTGCTTTAGGGTCGTTAGCAAACAAAGCAGGAAGACGAGCAGCTTGTTCTCTTGCTGCTGCTTTTGCTGCGTCATCGCCGTCTTTAGCAGCGTCTATTATACGCTGTTGAGCCTGTGTCATTATTGCTCTGTCTTCTGCTCTTGAGCCAATAAGCGCTGCTTCATCTACTTGCATCTGCGCTGCCGCTTGACGAAACTGAGCTGCCTTTTGTGGGTCAGTGTTTTCAACAAGTTTAGCCAACCTAATAAGGCTGTCAGGTGTTTGTTTCTGAGAAGACGCCGCTGCAAGCTGTGCCTTAACCTGATCAGCTGCTGACGTAGGTTGCTCAATACCAAGCAAGCCTGTTGCAGACTGCTGTAACGCACGACTACGCTGTGGCGCTAAATAAGCCGCCATGCCGCCTAGCGTACCTACCAAGTTAGCCTGATTAACTGCGTCATTCTGTTGTAGTGTACGCTCTCGTTGCTGCTGAGCAGGGTCAGGAACAATGTCAGAGAACAGGGATGCAATATCTATATTAGCCATTATGGATTACCTAAGTAGTAGTCAAGAGCTGCTTGTGTGTTAGCTGCGTCGTTCAAAGGAGCAGTGACACCGCCAGTTAACATTTCTTTGCCTTTATTAAACAAACTCTCAAACAAGCCTGTCTGTGCTGTCTGACCTGTAACAGAATTAGCTTGCTGACCACCCAACAGATTAGCAATAGCCTGTATCTGCTGCTGTTGTAGGTTTGCTGCTGCTATTTCTGCACCAAGCTGTGTAGACTGCCCAGACTGTAGCATTGTAGCGCCTAACTGAGCGCCTTGACGCTGACCTGCGCCTGCTATGTCTGCTGCCTGTAGTGCAGGTGATAACGTACCTAACAATGCCTCAAGAGGCTGATAAGAAGCTGATAGAGCGTTCAAACCTAATCCACCTGCTAACTGCGTC